TCTTCATCATTGGTATTTCCCATTAGCATATCGCCACACAAACAATAAAACTCTGCTAATAGCTCATCTTTTGTTTCACAAATGCTCATTATTTTTTCTCCTTTATTCGTTTCATTTCTCGTTCATAGTCCAATTCTGTAATCTTTTTCGTCCGCAAAGGACGTTTGATGCGCTGTTCTAATTCTATCATCCATAATAGCTTTTTCATTTCTTATCTTTAATCTTCATGTCGCAAGATAGTGTGGTCTTTACCGTCTATATCAATTTCTAAAATAGCATTTCTGACCATAACACCCTCACCTTTAGTCACGCTATTAAACCACTTTTTGACGGTTTCAATATCCTCTTTACTACCAAAATCTCTTAAATCACCCCAAACAGCCACCGTGTAAGCAGCTATTGAACTCATATCAGGGCTTTCGTAGAATACAAATTGGATACTACCCTCGCTCCCGCATGGCACATTACAGTCGTCCCATTTATTTTCATCATCGTCATAACAAAAAGTCTTTCCCATGTGTTCCTTAACTGCATTGAGTGTTGAAAAAGGCATACCCACCATTCCTCTAAGAGCATCAAATCTTATACAACCGCAAATATGTGTCCATTGTGACATAATCTTTCCCTTTATTTAAAGTTTTAGTTAATGTACCATAATAGCTTTTTCATTACAGGCCGTCAAGGTAAGTTTTGATAGCTGCCAATTTTAGTTTCGCAGTGTAATTACTTCCCATGCAGCCATCATCAGCCCATTCCAATATAGTTTTTAATATAGCCTTATGTCTGCGTGCGTCATTAACTACACTATCGAAACATTCCTTGCAGACCTCATAATCTACGTCCTGCATCTCGTCCTCTGGATAGCGTTTGTCGCAGAATTGGCAGTAGCAAGGTTTATCTTGCTTGGGTTCGGGGTCTTGTTCGGCGAATCTTGGGGGGTCAGTCATTGTCGGCCTCCTTTGTCCAGTGTGATACAGAACTTCCCGGCAACATTCTACGACTAAAACCAGCCTCTATGTACTTTTTATTGCAAGAATAGCTCCATACAAAAAGCATTCCCAAGCATAGAACTATTGAGGCAACCACAATAGACACGACTGTTAGTTTGTATTTTTCTTCTGCCATGATTTCATACTCCTTTTAACTTTTATCCAATATTTCTTAGTACACTCTTTTTTATAGCCATTCCCGCCCCCGTTATGGATTCTCGCCATATCCTGAAGCGTAGGCTCGCGTTTAAGCCTCTTTTCCGTCGCATAGTGCCGAATATACACCTTAACCATTTCTCGGCTTAGAATGGGACTGAGGCGGTCTGAATAAGTATACCTATCCTCTCCCAGAATTCTATTAACATCATCGACGTAAATCTTCCATATCTGAAACGAGCCGACAGCGTTGCCGTTATCGCCCACAGCGTCAGCCTTACCGCCCGATTCAACCTGCTCGATAGCGTCTAAAAGGCGGCTGGGGGTATTAGCCCCAGCTACCGTACAAAGGAGGAGTGATGTGAAGATTGCTATACGTTTAATGTGTTTCATAGTGTTACCTTTTTCTATTAAGTCGCTGTATTTTTTGATAGAATTTTCGCGGGTCGTCTTGCCAACTTACATTACCCTCACACCAATACCTTCTCAGCTTTGGATTTAATAATCTTGCAGGGCAATTTGTACAAATATGTTGGCCTACTTTATCTTTTCGGTATGAGTATTCGCAAAAGGGACAATCATTTTCAAGCCAGCTATGGGTAGCCCAGTCCTCCCATTGCTTTTTATTCTTTTCAAGCCATAGTTCCTTTAGCACATCATTTGAATCTTTAGAACCATTTTTAACTTCTTTGGCTATCCATTTCCACATTGCGAGACACAACGACCATGCTCTATTAAGTGTTAATTTTTTGCTCATAATTTACCCTTTCTAAAATGGGGTGGCTCTCTAACCACCCCGAAGGAGGATGATGACTTTTAAAAAGCGTTTAGACCAGCCTTTTGCCGTCAATTTGTCAACCCTACAAACATTTGGACATCATAGAGAGGTCTTTGTAGGTGTTTGACGGTTAGCTTTCGCTGGCTGGCCTTGCGCTCGACCGGACATTTCCAGTCCCATTATTTACTTTTTAAAGCTTTGGCGGCTCAAGCCGTCGCACGGGATAATACCGCCTTAGCTATTCAATTTTAAAGTGTGATAGGCATCCAGAACTTCACTCGCTCAACCGGATATCAACCGGATTCTGCTACTATCACACTATTCAATTTTAAAGTGTGATAGGACTGCCTCGCTTCTGGAGGAGCAGACTCCATATCATGTTCATGTGCCATCTATCACACTTATTAACTTGTCAATATTGGGGCGGTTAGTTCGATACATTCTAACCGCCCCCTGTGTATGCAACCTACGGAACGCCCGTAGAGTAAGGTTATTGGGGGCTGAGTTCGCCCAACCCCCGAAGTTTCAACCTACCGACCACCTGTAGGATTTAAGCGGGCTAACTTTTGATTAAAAATAAATAATCCCGCTTTATTAAATTGTAAAAGAGATTAAACTTTTTCTTGTTTCTGGTAATCCCAGTAGCGGGTAAAAGTAGCACTGTGTGCCAAAGTATTAAATTCATCTTGCGTTATACTGTTTGTCGCTTTAACAAGGTGACTACCACTCCACAAAGAACCGAGTTTAAGATTTGTGAGCGACACACGGACTTTATTAAGAGGGTGATATTGGACAGATAAGATATACTTTTCTCCACCGTCCTTTTTAAACCTATCCCCTACAGAATAGGTAGGCTCGGTGTCCTCAATCGCTTTCAAGAGCCTTGTGGCCTCATCCTGTAACTTCTGTCGGTCATTCTGATTCTGCTCTAATTGAGCAAGTAACATTTCTTTTTCTTTCATGTGAAGCTCCTTTTAAAAGTTATAATTGCACGCTGGTTTTGATTTCACAGACTAGCAACTGCGTTTTTTAAGGATGGGTTACGTTCTAAGCATGTCGTTAACTATATTGCCTCGCTTAGTGAAAGACTTACTAAACATTCCAATAGAAAGGTCAGACCAACATTCACTATCTAACCAATAGGCATTAAGAGCTTCGCCATTTTTTAAAAAGATAACAGGTGCATCCGCCTCGTTATCAATCCCATAATCACCAAATTTAATCTTAGGTTTCGGTGTTTTTGTTTTCACTTTGAATCTCCTAAAAAAAGTTATAATTGCGTTTTTTCTATGAAAAAATCAGCATAGGAAAATCGGAAGTCTGCGCTGTCTACTCTCCATAGCTTAACACTCGTTGCGGTAAAAGGCCCGAATACCTGGCCTGCTTTCTCCTTGCCTAACAGGGTCTTAGAGTGGTCGCATTGTCGGAGGGTAGCGGTGAAGCTGTCGCCTTTTTTGAGCTTATCTCTGGTTTGCATTGCGGTTATCCTTAAAAAAGTGTCGGTTACTATTGTAATCCAGCAAAACAGTGTTCTTTTATTTGCTTAACAACCGCTTTAGTTGCCATATTGCCATCAGAAGCCAATTCCCACCCAATCGCCGTTTTTGCTAAATCAATACAAAAAGCTGTCATTGTAAGTGGTGGTTGGTGTGTTATCGCTTCGACAAATAACCTATTCAAAGCAATCGCGAGTGGGTCAATTTTTAATTTTGTCTTTGCCATCTTCGTTTCCTTAAAAAAGTGTCATTCAATACCCTTACTATAAGCAACTCATCGGCCATTGTCAAACAAAAAATCAACAAAATGTAAAAATTTATCATAAATGCTATTTAAACGCAACCAAGCCCGAAATAATGTGAAAATATTTATTGACTTAATTTTATCCGTCTGGTAATATGGGTGAGTATGTTGATAAATAACAACACGATAAATCAAAATATCAGCGTTAAGTCTTTGCGGGTCAATGGTTTATGCGTGGTTATGGCTGACGTTGAGAAAAATAAACATGATGCAAAAAATATTCAATAAAAATTCAATAATTATTTACAGCTACCCTTGTTTTTAGCGTAAAAATGCGGGTCAAGGCTTAACAAAGTTCAAAAGTAACCCTATATATAGAGAGACGTTTTTATGGTAATAACGGCAAAACACTGGCAGGCTTTTGGGCTGATAGTTCAAAACAAGCGGGGATATATGACAGCCTCGGAGATAATGCGTGTGCCTGCTGGCGATGTCAAGAGGTTATTAAGGGAGATGAAAGAGCTTGAGCCTGATTTATTTCCTATCGACTGCGAGAAGCACAATTTAAGCAAGCAGATTCACAAGAAAGAACGCAGTAAATTTAAAATGGGCGTTTGCTCTTATGATGCCAGCAAGGAAAAGTCGGAGTTTTTAGAGGACGAGATAATATTAAAATTTTAGCACTTCATAAAGCGCGTGGACGGCGTTCCTATTGCAATGATAAGAACAAACCGGCGCAAATATAAAAAAGGCGGGTAACTACCGAAAAACCCGCCTTTATTCTTTGATAATTTAATAAGGGTTTAAATTGGCTTGTTTGCTTTAGCTAATACTTCTTTAACTCTCTTTGCGTCGTAATCTTCACATAATGGGTCTGCACAGCTATATAATGTTAACCGAATCATCAGCGCGTTAAGTTTGTCGTCATCAAGTTCTATTGCTCTCCCTGCCACTTCATAGAGTATGCTTAATAAAATTTGTAATGGTTGGTGCAGGATAGAACATCCTCTATTTAGAAGTATTTCCTCAAATAAACGTGGCGTATGACATCGCCAATCCAATTGTTCTACTGTCATTTTATGCTCTCTTTCCGCAGGCTTTCAATACCTGCCTTAAAGATAATACTGGTTAGCTGGCTGAAATTCAGATATACCCCTGTTTGAGCGATATCTTCAGCGTGAAATTTGCGGATAATCTCGCGGTTTTCACTATTTATATTTACGGTTGTTTGTTTTGACATTATACGGCCTCGCTTTCTTTGAGTTTTAGATAATCCTGTAAACATAAGACCACATCTTCTGTCGAACAACACGCACCTTGTTCATCAACCTGCATACCAAACGACAAAAGCCCATCGTCATATACATCTTCGATTTTAGCCCACTTTTCAATCTCACTAATAAGGGTTTTTATTCTAAATTGTGCTGCCGATATTTGGCGACACTTGCTTCTGATTGTCAGCGGTATTTGTTTTAGTGTTCTCATTTTTACCTGGTATCTTTAGGTTAGTGGTTAGTTATCTTCCTTGTAGCTATCTGTAAAACAATCTACAACATCCCAGTTTACGCCGATACTACAATCAATGCTGTGTTCAATAAGTCCCAGAATATCCTCGGCTTCTTTTTGACTTATAGCTATATCTCGGTCTTTAGCCTGAATAATAATATCTTCTGGTTGCCACATGTGAACCAAAATAACATCATCTTTGTTGTACAACTGGCTTAATTGTTCAATAACATCTTGTACTTTCATAATAAATACCCTTAAAAAAAGTTAATAAAGTTTAAAGCCCGTTTACCGAGTCGAACGGCGAACCGTTACGGGCTGGGTGGTTAAGTGAGTAATTGTGTATAACATAGTGAGTCTGCTCTGTATTCATTACCAGCAAACCAAAAATACATTCTTTTCGTTTTACCAGTATCAACAACCCACCGGGCTGATTTAGGCATATTTCCTTTAATATAATACCAAAGTTGTTTGAAAGGCATGTTGACGGTTGCTACAAAACTGCCATCAAAGTATCGTGTAATAGTCTTCATAATCTAAACCCTTAAAAAATAGTGTTATTAACTTATAACCTTACTATCGACCAAACTATCACAAAGCTTTAAAGATGTCAACATAAAAATAAATATAATTGTAAAATAATTAAAACACCGTAGAAATACGGGGATAGAAAACGGCATAATCTATGAACGAGGAGCTTGACAACCTAAAGAGGCAGTTAAAAGAGAACGAGAAAATGCTTGCCAGGTTAAATATAGTAGTCTCTGATCTAAAAATAGAGATAGCTGGATTAGAAGCTGAACAGCAAAAACAGGGGTAACTATACTACCTAAAAAGTATTTTGACGGCTTAGAAGCGAAACTGGGGACAAAAAATAAAGAGAAATGAGCAATAATGAGCGAAAACAGGCAAATAGTTAAATTAAGTCTTGAAGACGATCTGTTACGCAAGCTAAACCGAAAAGGCTATAAAGACGTTATGAGGTATCTACGACAATGCCAGAACACACTAAATATTGAACTTAATAGCGGTTCATTCTATTGGCAGGCGGGGCAATGTTATGTTGTATAAAAGAAATAAGGCGATAATATGGGGTATTATGGACAGAATACGGTAATGGCAAGGATAAGAGCCAAGCAGCAAAGAGAGGAGGAGGCTAAAGAGCAAATAATGAATAAGATGATAACAGGGGACTCATGTACCAAGGTGGCGAAATGCTTTTGCAAGGCGTTTGGTTGGGTTCGATTCCCAAAGTCTCCAATAGGAGTAAATAATGGCATTAAGTCAAGAAAAGGCTAATCTAATAGCCAGTGAGTACAAAGCCAGTAAATGTGATATGACCAAAGGTCTATTAGGCGCAGGATACTCTAAGTCTTATGCTGAAACATTAGGACATAAATTATATAGCAATATAAAGGTAATCAATGCTATTGAGGCTATTAACAAGCACCAGAGGATAAAAACAGGAAGAACAATAGAATCCTTAGACGGCATGTACCAAGCTGCCTACGACCTTGCTAACACCTCTAACCAGCCATCAGCCATGAACCAGAGCGTTACCGGCATAGCTCGTCTATATGGCTTAGACAAGGATACAGTCGACACTACACAGCAGCAGGCATTGACTGATAACGAGCAGGCGGAGGCTAATAGACTGGCGACAATACGACTGCGGGAGGCTTAACACTCAAAACTCGTGACGTAAGTCCTTATAATAAAACAGAGAATCGGCGTTTCTTGCCAATGCTTCGAAGGAGTACCAAATGAAAACTAATGACGTAAGTGTAGTAAATAGCGCACGCAACCGCAAGGCCAAAGGGACGGCGCGAAACTGGCCTGCTGGCAATGATGGCGGGGTGTTAGGTGTTAGTAGTAGGTACGAGCCAACGCCAACCAGTGAGCCAACATACGAAGATATGATTGAATGCGTGTTTGGAATAACACCAGCGGGGGCGTGAGGGGAAGGGGAAGACCCCCAAAGGGGCGAGGGGTGCTTATAGTACTACCCTCTCCTCAGTTTTTATAGCCCAAAGCAATTAAAGACATACCACGTCTTAATATGAAAGGAAGAATAATAAACAAGCCAACAAAGAATATATGGAAAGGCGAGTTTCCACCTGAATACATTGAAGCGGTTAATAAAAGGCTAAAGCAAGCATGCTATGAACATCCATCGGCTTTTAGGACAGCATTATTAGAGAGCAAAAGACATGTTCGGTGTAACTCGGACTAAATGCGAATCTTGCGGTTCATGGTCAGACGACTCAGAGAAGCTTTCCTGGTATAGAACGGTTCTTATGCGAATAGAGCAGATATTAAAGCATGGTCGATTTTTAACACAGCCAGAGGCTATGAAAGCTCGTGTGGACGAAATAATATTAAAGAAGATGGAAGAATAATGAGTCAGACTTTTGATATAAAATGTAATGATTGCAAAGAAACTCTGTGGATTGGTCAAAGAGACTTTATTTATACTACCCCAGAGGCATTGGCTATCTTAAATAAATTTCTTTTTAGTCACATAGGTCATTCCTTAACCTTTGACGCTGATTCAGATAACGAGTATTCTGATTTTAAGGAGAAGGAAGAATAATGTTATTAACAATATTACTAATAATAGGCGTTTTTCTCGTTTTATGTTTAATGTGCGTATCTATGCTGGTCATAGGTTTAAGTGGCCTGTCTGATTTTAAGCCATCAAGGCCGTTACCACCTCTCCCTTATAAGATACCTAAAATACGAAATTACGGCGTTGGAGGAAGCATGTTAGAATCTACCCGTTTAAATAAGTATCGCAACGAATTATGCCCTTGCGGTTCTAAGATGAAATTTAAATACTGCTGTTGGTCTAAGCTATTAGGAATATGCGAGAGTACCCGCCCGGACAACGATAAGTATTACAAGGATGGTCGCAGGAAGCCTTATCCGGTTATAAGCGAGATAGATGAAAGTATCGCTTTAAGCCCACGTGACCCATCTTATTCAGTTGATTACATTACTTTTGACGAGATTGACTTAATGCCAGCAGAAGCCATATAGCCAGTGTATATCAGAAAGGAAGAATAATGAAATGTTCTATATGTGACGTAGATTTAACAACTGTTAATAATGGTTGTTCTTTTGATATAACAACGGAAATATGTATCTCTATTGATATTGGCAAGAAGTCTAAGGATTACCAGAGAGCAAAAGACATGTTCGGTGTAACCAAGTTTAACATCTGCCATTGCTGCGTATTAAAAGCATTAGGTGTAAAGCCAATATGACAGATTTAACACCACAGCAGATTGCGTCAGTAAACCCCGGCTATTGGGCTGTACTCAAGAAGATACGCTTACAGGCAGGATTATACGCCACTAAGGGTTTCGAGTACCAGATAGAGCCTATGAGCTTTATGGGGCGTAGACTGTGCTATCTAAAGGCAAGACAGAGTTTTGGCGCTACTGAGATGGAGGTTCTAAAAGACCTTCACGGTATGATATACAAGAAGTACAAACTCGGTGTAGCGCATATTTTTCCTACTAACGATGAAGTAGGTGAGTTTAGCAAGAGCCGTTTTAAACCTTTAATCGCGGCTAACCCTATTTCTATCGGTAAGTACGTTAAAAACGTCTCCGGTGGAACGGATACTACTTCTCTAAAGAACGTCAACGGTGCTATGTTATATCTCCGAGGCGCACGGTTGAGTCAGAATATCGGCGAGAGTACGGAGAGTACCTCATCTAAGACATCGGCGTTTTCGTCTGATAAGGTGGTTTTTGACGAAGTTGATTTCATGAAGCCTGAGTCTATCGCTAAGTATATTGGTAGTATGGGTATGTCTCCCCATCAGCACGAGGTATATTTAGGCAATCCTTCACATGAGGATTTTGGAATAGATTTAATCTTCAAACAATCTGACCAGCGATATTGGTTCAGAAAGTGCAGTTGCGGTCATTGGACTTGTGCCGAGAAGTCTTTCCCAGAATGTGTAAAGATTCGCTCTGACGGGACTGGTTACGTCGGTTGTGATAAATGCGGTAAAGAAGTACCAGCATGGGCTGGCGAGGGTACTGCTGAGTGGGTAGCAGACTATCCCAGTAAGTCGGAATATATGCACGGGTATATGGCGAGTCAGTTAATGACTAAATTTAACGACCCTGCCGAGATACTTGAGGCTTTCGTTAATCCTCCGCTTGGTAATTTAGCAGACGTTTACCGACTTCGGTTAGGTAGACCATATTCAGCGAGAGAAGATAAGTTAAGAAAACAGGACGTTTTAGCTAATTGCGGTGGCGATATACCTCCTGTAAGACATTCAGGTCCTTGTGCAATGGGTGTTGACGTTGGTAAGAGATACCATGCAGTAGTAATTGGTGCTAAAACGTCCGAGGATAGATATGAGATTTTCAGAACTGTAAAGGCTGATGGTTTCCAAGAGGTTCGTAACTTAGCTAAAAGATACAATGTAAAGAGTGATGTAGTTGATATTGGCCCTTATTACGAGGCAGCGCGTGAATACCAGAAATCGTCAGGACATAAGACTTTTCTCTGTGAGTATAAAGATACCCAATCTGTTGACGAGGTATTTAACGATAAGACGGGCGAATGCAAAGTAAATAAGACCGCACTTTTCGATAGGTCGCACAGATTACTTTCAACCGGACATATACGACTTCCTATCCAATGCCCCGAAACTGAGGAATTCGCAAGGCAATGCTGTAACTGTGCTAAGTTTGAGGAAAAAGACGCTCGTAAGGGAACTATAGTCTTTAGATATAGAAAGACCGGCGATAGAATGGACGACTTTAGAAGCGGATTAAACTATTTTCTCTTAGCCGCAGGTGGTCACAGGATAGGTTATTCTAAAGACTGTATAAGAAATAGAACATTCGATGGTAAAGTAGAGAGTGATTATGAAAGAATTTAAAATATGAATGCAGAAGAAATTATCGACTTAAGGAATAGAGAGCTTGCCGCGCAGGGAAATATTAGGAATCTATGGCAACAGACCGCAAATAAACTATACCCTTACGTCCAGATAGATTCTACCTACGAGCCGGGTTCTATAAGGACTACTGAGATTTACGACCAGACCCCAATGCTTGATGCTGAGGATATGGTATCAGGATTGAAGCAAATCTTATTCCCTACTGGACAGCCATTCTTTGCAATAAAAACTTCAGAAAATAACGATACTTCACAGCGATATATATCAATGTTAACTGAGAGGTCGCATGAGGAAATCTTTAACTCTAACTTTATAACTGAACTTGACGAGATTTTAAGGTCTTTAATCATTTTCGGCCCGTCGAGTCTTTATTCCGAATGGACTCCAAAGACAGGACTAAACTATAGACATCAGATGTTAGGTTCATATCAGTTTTTAGAGAATAGTAAAAAATTAGTAGATGGCATAATCATAACAGTAAAATACACACCCCGTCAGGCTATAGAGGAGTTTGGGAAAGAGAATGTAGGCAAAGACGTAATGGAAGCATACGGAGAGCCTAAGAAACAAAATAACTTATTCTCATTCATCTACGTTATAAAACCAAGAGATATAGTCAATCCTAATCTATCAAGTCGATATTCAGGCAATATGGCTTGGGAAGAACAAATAGTAAATGAAAAAGAAAAACTAATCGTTTATGAGGGCGGTTATGAGGAATTCCCATACCACAACTCAAGATGGAAAAGACCAGCAAACGAAAAACATGGCAGAGGAATAGGAACAGAAATACTTCCACAGATTAAAGTCTTAGACAGGACTATGAGGAATTGGATTGACGTAGGTAACAGATGGGCGCTTCCAGCTATGGACGTACTATCTTCTTTTGATGGTCCTTATAGAGTAACTCCAGGCTCTAAGAATATAGTAGGAGAACTACCATCAGCCAAAGCGGTTGATACAGGACTTAATGGTAATATGCCAATCACGGAAGTATCATTAGATAGACAGCAGGCTTTAATAGACAGGGCTTTCTTTAAGGACGCATTTTCACCATTAGAGGGTCTTACAGGAGATAGACGGACTACTTTAGAAATAAGGGAAAGAATTAAACAGACATGGCACAAGATAGGCCCACCAGTAGCAAGAGTATGGTATGAGCAATTAAGTAAATGTGTAACAAGAAGTGTATTCCTCTTAATTCGTAACGGAGTCGTTGAGCCACCACCTGCTGAATTGCAAGGTGCTGATTTTGGTCTTGAATTTGTCGGGCCATTTGCTCTTGAACTTCGTAGCCAACAGGCTAAAGCATTTAGAGAATGGGCTGGCTTCGTAGGTGAAATGGAAGAAGTATTCCCAGGCGCAGTTGATAACGTAGACCCAGACGATGCTATTATGCGTGTGGGACGGACATTCGGCGTAAACACAGAGGATATGGCGAGTTCAGAGGAAAGGGGCGCTAAGAGACAACAGAGAGCAGAGGCACAAAAGGCACAAATGGAATTACAGATGGCGCAAGTCGCAGGGCAAGCAAATCAAGGACTTAGTAAAGCGCCGGAGAAAGGGTCGCCTGCAGAGGCTTTAATCAATGGATAATCCAACACACGAAGAAGTTATAACACAGAGAGTACAGGACTTTACGGAATCTTTCACAGGTTCAGGGCTTAGAACATATAAATTTTTATCTGCGTTCTGTTTAGAGCATACGAATACTTACGTTCCCGACTCTGATAAGACAATATTTAATGCAGGCGCACGTTCAGTAATATTAGAAATCAGGCATTGGCTTGATTATGACTTAACTAAATTTGGAAAGGAAACAGATGAGTACAATCGGATTAGCTGAAACCGCAGATGCGACTACTTCAGCCCCAACAATGTTTAAAGAGATTGAACAAGGTGAAAATGTAGCGCGAGGTTGTGTAGAGGTTATAGAGATTATTGCCTATGACGCAACTAAAAAACCGAGGCGATGTATTCCTGAAAAAGATGGAACTCCCGGAGAAATTAAAAAGGATAAAGATGGAAATATCCTGTATGAAGAAAAGGGCAGAGCGCCTTATTTCTGCCAAGACCACGAAGATTCAATGCTATTCAATGAGAAAAACCCAGAAGTAAGGACAGAAACATTCACTATCCAACTTAGAAAGACTACGGCTAAGAAGTATATTGACTCTCCAAGAAACATTGAAGCTTTTGAGGAGGTGAAATAATGACTGACCTAATTGTAACGCCAGAAGTAACACCAGTTGAACCGGTGGCAGACCAAACCCAAGTAGTAGCTGATACAACGCAATACTTTGGTACTGACGGTGCTTTAAATGAAGGCTGGACGAGTACATTGCCAGAGGACATTAGGGACGAGAAGTCTTTAACGTCTTTTAAAACCATACAAGACCTTGCTAAGTCTAATGTTATGACAAAGAAGATGGTCGGTAAGAATACTATGGTAGTACCAAGTGAGACATCTACTGAAAGTGAATGGGAAGAATATCACAAAGCTGGTGGTAGACCTGACACTTCTGCTGATTATGGTCTTGCCGCGCCTAAAGATTTTCCACCTGAATTTGCTGACGAGATATTCCCAGCCGACAGAATAGCTAAATGGCAGGAGAGATTCTTTAAAGGTGGTATAAGCAAAAAAGCTGCTGATAATATTCTTTTAGAGTTTGGCAATGATATGTTAGCTGATATACAAAGCGCTCAACAGGCGCAGGAAACTCAAAACGCTGAACTTTTAGGCGCTCTTTCTACTGAGTGGGGCGCTGCTATGGAACAAAATAAACACCTCGGTAATATAGCGGTAGAAGAAGGGACTTTAGGGGATATAGATTTTAAGACTCGTCTTACAGAGAAGTTTGGGAATGACCCAGACTTCATAAGATACTCGTTTAATCTTGGAAATAAGTTTTCCGAGGGTAAATCTCCGAACCTTACAAATGTCCCAACTCCAGCAGACCATCAGGACGCAATATACGCTCTTATGGCTGACCCACTTTATACAAGTGGAACTGCACCTCAAAGAATGAAAATTGCCAATAAGATTATGGCGATAAGAAAACTTCAAAAGCCCGAACCGGTGACTACCTAACGACCACCAATAGGGATTAGTACGGATTACCTTTCAAAAGAAAGGCCCAAAAAATGACAGTATATCTGTCCTCCGCCAGAGTATCGGTAGGGTTTGGCCTGAAAAGATTACCAGCCTGATAATTGAAAACTTACTTTGAAAGGTAAAAACGATGTCACAACAGATACCAATCGCTTTTGTCGACCAAGTTAAGGCAAATATTCTTATGCTATCGCAGCAAAAAGCTGCGCCACTAAGAGTTGCTTGCCGAGCTGAGTCGGTAGTAGGCGACACAATGTATGTTGAGAGATTGGGGCCGAAAGATGCTCAACCCCGTGGCGCACGTCACGGTGAGACACCAATCTCCGATGCAGACCATACACGTCGAAAACTGTCTATGTTGGACTATGTAGTTCCAGCAGACATAATTGACAAACCAGATAAGTTGAAAATGCTTATCGACCCTCAATCACCTTATGCACAGAATCAGATGTTTTCTTTACATCGTCAGATTAGCGATGTAATAATTACAGCTTTGGGCGCTTCTGTCTACGGCGGACATGAAGGCGGAACAACCATCACAAATTACGCAGTAGGCGAATGTCGTCTTATTGAATCTGATGGAACTGTAGTAACAGCAGGTAGCGACTGGAGTGATACAACTGAAACTCCTCTTACAATCGCAAAACTGCTTACTTGTAAACAGCTTCTTGACGATGCAAATGTAGACGAAGACAGACAGAGATATTTCCTTTGTAATCCTTACAATCTTAATCAGTTGTTAAATACGACTGAGGTTAAGAGTGCTGATTATAATACGGTCAAAGCTCTGTCTCAGGGTTATGTTGATACCTTTATGGGTTTCAAATTCATTAAGTCTACAAGACTTTCTGCTGACGATACCGATACTGGTGCAACAAAGTGTTATGCGTTCGCACAGGACGCAATCGTGCTTGCAGTTGCCGAGGAGCCGACAGTTCATATCGACCCTCGTGTTGACTTGCTAAACAGTACTCAGATATATTCTACACTGAGTATTGGCGCAACAAGAGTAGAAGGCCCCGCAGTAGTCGGTATTACACTTGACACTGCCTAATCTTGAAAGGATTATATTATGACAACACCTTATCCAAATAATCCGATTATATGGCCTGCTCTTCCGCACGACCATACGGGCGATAACCAACTTGGGTACTATACTCAAGAGACTACACAGAGGTTTACTTCTGGTACTCGCGGTATAACTTGGGACGGTAAAGTATTTAAGTATGGCCGTTCTAAGGCTACGTTAGTTCCAGGTATGGGTTCTATTAACAGCGCCCAGAACGATGTATCTGATTTACCAAACTCCAGTACTACTATAGCTATAGTGGCTGGCGACAGGTCTACTACCTTAACGCTTGCCTCAACTGAAGGCTATGATAGTTCCGGTGGTTTAGCTGAAAATGAACTAGTTGGCGCACAGTTTGTAATTGGACACGGCGCTACTGGTACTGGCGAAACTCGTACTATTATGAGTAATACCTATTTAGCTGATGGTGGTGGTACAAGTATTATCACTGTTGACGCGCCTTGGGTTTTGGCCCACGCCGCAGGTTTCAGTGAAACTGTTCTTAACCCATATCACTATATGGGATTAGCAAGTACATCTAATGGCTATGGCTCAGTAATGGGTATGCCTAATGTGGCTGCTACTACGGGACAATTCTACTGGATGCAGACTTGGGGGCCTTGTTGGGTAACTCCGGGTGGTGGTGATTCTACACCGGGCGATAGTGCTAACGATAGAACTGTTTACTTTGTTGGTGACGGCTCTGTTAATGGCGGTGCTGCTCTCACACTTGAAAGTGGTTCTCAGCAAGCAGGTTTCATTATTGATGGAACTGAAACTGGCACAGGCTGTATGCCTCTTGTTATGCTTCAGTTGTCGATTTAACTTGTATGGGGGTGGGTTTAATCGCCCACCCTTTTTATTATGGAAATAATAACAGAAAAACATAAAGCACCTAACGAGATAGTTTCTGTTGGAACGAGCGAAAAAGATTTACAACAGGAAGTTAATCGTCGCTCTCATAAAGCAGGTTACACCGATAGGGATGGACAACCTAAGAAAAGTTCAGGTGCAGGGAAAGGCGATTCTTTCCGACCCTGCAATAAAGAATTATACGATATTAATTACATTCGGATTTTTGGGCACCAGTAATATGGAAAAGAAAAAATGCACAACATGCCAAAAGATTAAACCTGTCTCTAAGTTTTATAAGCGATTTTATATGACAAAAAAAAGAGGCCGTGTTAAAATTTGTCAAAGTGAATGTAAAGCGTGTTCAATAGAAAAGTCCAAGAAAAGATACGTTTATAATTGGAAGAGAAATAAAACAAGGAACTTAAACCAATCTTTTGGAATGACATATGAA